CGCTCAAACAGATTACCTAGGCCCATTAATCCTTACTCCTTTCGGCCGCAATACCGGCCAGAAGGGATAGGCCTCCGGCAATACCGAAACCCAAACCAGCGTTAACCGTGAATCCGGCGACAGACAACAGAAAACCCCCCGCACCCTGTAGGGCCACATAGGGCCGAATGGCGGGGAGTCGTAGCTTTACCATTCCTCATCCTCTCCAATCCCCCGCCACTGTGCGAGAAAGTCGTCCAGCCCGTCCGGGCCGTTAGCCACGTCGTATGTAGGGGCGTCACCGTTAAAGCTAATGAATTCAACGTCAGGCACCGGTTCGGCAGGAACCAGGGAAACCGCAAGAGCGTTAAGCGTCGCCGCGATACCGTCGATTTTTTCGGAGTCCTTAGCGCGCTTGGGTTTCATAAGGCCATCCGCCTTAAACTCAAGCTCAACGTTGTTAGCCATCCAAGACAACACAGGATTATTGCCGTGCCTTAGAGTCTTTTCCGCTATCTGCGATTCCAGCATCTTGCACGGCTCATTAAGCCGTGTCGCAGACTGGGGAACCTTCACGACAGATAGCCCGCCATCTTCTAGGCGCTGCACAATCTGTAGAGAGTTCCACGGGTCGTAACCCAAATGTTGGATATTGAAATCCTCGGCGTCCTTTGTGATGTCCGCATAGATACGGTCGTAATCGACGGTTTCTCCGTCGGTTACCGTTAGATAGCCTTGACGCTCCCATGCGTCAAACTCATCCCGCATTTCCTGCCGCCGCTCAATACTTGCGCGCGGAACAAAGAAACGGGGGAGGACAGTAAATCCCGGGGCCGTAGGGTCATCCATAGAGCCCGGAAAGAGCAAAACCCACGCTGTAAAGTCGGCTGTAGAGGCTAGGTCCAGCCCGGCATAACAGGGACGGCCCTTAAGCTTTTCACGGCTAACCGGATCACCGGCCGTAGCCTTCCAGGCATCCATACCAATCCAACGCGTTGCCTGCGCAACCCACTGGTTAAGGCGGAACACGCGAAAGGCGTTCTCGGCGCTTGGCTTTTCCTTAGCGTCCCGGAATTCATCTCTCAGCGTGTTGATATTCAGGAAGTCCCCCAGGGCGGGGTTAGCCCAATACCATCCCGTAGGCTTAATGCCCTTAGCGGGATCCCCGGGGGATCCTTCAACGGACCAATCCGCATCCTTAGGCAGGTTGCGGAGATACACGAAACGCGACGGGTCAAGGTTGTTGTCCTTTTCCACGCGTTCGGAAAACTCGTGTTCTTCCAGCGCGAAACGCGCAGACGTATAAGCGGCAGTCGTAATGCACAACATGAGCGGCTGTCGACGGGTACCAAATGACTGCCTCATAGCGTCAAATAGGTGCCGGTCCCTCTGTGTTAGGACCTCATCCATGAGGACCATAGAGGCGTTAACACCCAGGGCGCCCGCAGCATCGCCCGGAAGCACGGAATAAACCGAGTTAGTCTTAGGGTCAATGATGCGTTTACGGCTGTCCACGATTACGAGCCGCTTAGACAGGATGGGGGACAGTTCCACCATTCGTTTAGCGGTATTGAAGACTAGGGCTGCCTGATCGCGGTCTGCCGCGACCGAATAAACCTCGGCCGATTCCTCATCATCGCCAACCAAACCGAGTAGGGCGATAGCGGAGGCAATTTCAGACTTGCCATTCTTGCGCCCTAGCTCAATCCACCCCATGCGGTACTGGCGCGTCCATTCCTTGAACTGATCGTCATAACGAACGGTTCCGAATAGGGGCCTAAAGATTCCGTCCTTTTGCCAATCAGACAGAATGAACGGGTGCCGCGCAGTGCGGCCCTTAGTGTGGACGAGTAGCTTTTCCACGAACGCTACAGAGCGTTCGGCCCTAACAGGGTCGTACCTCCACCAAAGAGGATCCGGGTTATCCGGCGCTTGAGGCGCAATAGGGAAACTCAACGATCCTCCAATCTTTAGTTAATAGCGGCCCACACGGTTCCATTCTGAACATTTGTAATGCTCGCAGGGGTGATAGTCGCCGGTAGAGCCGTAAGGCTCGCGCCATAGGCGCCAAACCGGAAGTTAGCGGCAGACAAGTTCACGTTGCCAATACCGGTAAGGATGTTTGTGCCTCGCACCACCTGAGGTGGTGTCGTCCCGTTAACTAGGAAAGCAACCCAGTAAGACCCAGGGGCGAGAGAAACCGACGACGTCAACGCGGCCTGTTTTACGCCCGTGCTAGTCATAGGAGTCGACTGATCAACCGTGGACCGCAGTAGGGTCCCCGTCGAGTCGTAGATACCCAATAGGTTCTGGCTAGCGGTTAGACCGGAACCGGCCGTAGCCACCCCGTACCAAAGGTTAGTAATCGTCTTGGTGGACCGGATATAGACCCTAGCGAGCGCAAGAGCGCCCGTAGAAAGGCTTACAGCGGACGTATTCGCCGCCGCAGGGTCAAAGGTCCATGCCGTTAGGCCGTGGTCGCTAGGCTGCGGATTACTCGGATTAAGGTTTCCAACCGGAGTACCCCAACCGCCAGAGTTGCGCTGATAAATGTCGCCGGTATCAGTCCTAAAGAGCATGTCGCCAACCTGGGTGCCAGCGGACGCAGTACCCGCGTTATTCACATACCAAGCTGCACCACGAATAAGGTTCGGATTAGCCGTCCACGTGCCGGAAGCCTTAGCCCATAGCGTTACCGTGGTCGACGCGACAGACAGAAACGTCAACGACGTGTATTGGATGTAAACGTCACCGTTAAGGCCCAGTCCGGAGGTAGGGTCGGCCGTTCCGCTGTAAACGGAGTAACCGGGGTCACCCTTAACACCCTGTGGGCCCTGGGGGCCCGTGATAACCACATAGTTTCCGCCGCTAGCGGAAGCGGGGGCAATCTGCGACAGGATGACGTTAGGCGCCTCCTTAGGGAGGGCGAGAGAATACGAGCGGGTAGAACCGTTAATGCTCTCAGTTACCGTATAAGTCCAGTCGACCGGGGAAACGTTAGGGTCATTAGTCGCTAGAAGGGTCTCGCTAAACGAGCCGGTGTCGTCCAGGGTGACGGAAGCGCCACCCGTAATGATGGACCCATAAAGGCCGGAGGTTAGGACTGCGGGGGCCGGGCTAAACGAAATGCTTCCCCTAAGGGGTGATCCGTCGGGGCCGTAAAAGTGGCCAGTGATGGTTACCAGGTTTAGACCAGCGGGCAGTGTCAAGGTTCCTCCGTTCGTTAGCGGGTTAGCTCAAACCAACGCGCGGAGCGCGTTGCACACACCCCTAGGGTGTGCTTTAATAGTTCCAACGGCAGGGAGTAGGGCCCCCGCCAAAGCGGAAAGGGATTAGGACATGATCACCACGGACGGCGCAAAGATCCTCCACCTTATGGAGGAGCGCATGCTTCCCGGTAGCTTCAACGTGATCGAAACCGCGTTTTACGCAAAGTGTGGCCTTTGGGGCTTTCCTTGCGGGGGTAAGATGGCGGCGCGACTGATAGCGCGTCTCCAGACGTTCCCGGTTAGGGACGGTTACGCACCGGCCCCCGTAGAGGTTCCGGCGCCTAAGGCGGAGGCACGCACCTTTACCGCTACGGCCCCGGAGATTCAGGGGCGCGGCATGTACCGCCTTAACGGCGAGATTTACAAGGTGACCGACAACCCGCGCACCGGCCGGTTTGCAGCTCACCGGCTCGACATGGAAACGCGTAAGTACTCTTACGCTAAGGGCATCATCTATAAGCTTCGGCCGGAACACCGGCTCGACGTCGATACGGTCGCCGCTCACGGCCTGGACCAGCTTTGGTGCCTTTGCTGCGCTAGGGACCTTAACCGCAAGGAAAGCCAAGAGCGAGGCATTGGCCCTATCTGCGCCGAGAAATACGGATACTAAAGACAGAGGGCCCCGAAAGGGGCCCTTTCTTTATTTGCTGGCACGGTAGGAATCGAACCTACACTCTGCGGATTAACAATCCGGCGCTTTGCCATTTAAGCTACGTGCCATTGCGTACCCTAAAAGGGATTCGAACCCTCACCTACTACGGGTCTAAGCCGTAGGCCTCTTCCAGTTGGGCTATTAGGGCATGTACGTTGGGCGCATGAGAATCAGTTGGACGGTAGAGGGCAAGGGCGGTGGCCATGCCACTGTAAGCACTCCCGATGAGGCTGCAACGGCCCTTACAGGGGCTATCAGGGCCCTGTACGAGGATCTCCCCCCGGACACCCTTGTGAGCGTCCTAGGGCCCGTTATGGGCCTCCGCCAACGGCTCACGACCGAGGGGGCCGCATGTGTCGCCCGTGGGGGCGACTGGGCCACCACGATCGGGGGGATTTTCGTTCGCCTCTCCCCAACGTGAGCCGGGGCCGCTACGGTTGGTGCATGAGTCAGGTACTAGACGCGGTACGGGCCGACTCCTCGGCCCGGTACCGGATCGGCTGGAATTCGCTCGCGGAGCGATACATGATCGCGGATGAGGCGATGGGCGGTGAATGGTGCGCCCTGCCCGACCAATGCGGTTACCTCAAACAGCTTTCTTTCCGCAACGCTAAAGGCGCACGGGAATGGCTGGAAGCCTGCCAAAAGATTTGGGCGGAAACGTGACCGTGAGTCCACGGGGGACCTTTCAGGAAATCGCGGACGCACTGAAAGGTCGAATCCGCGCCAACCGCAAAATGGCGGAACTCCCCCCGATCGCAGACCTTATGCGCGCGCACCGCGTATCGCGTGGCGTAGTACTCCGGGCTTTCGCTGCCCTCCAAAGGGACGGCATTGCGGAGCCTGTACCAGGGCGACGCTGGAGAGTAATTCGGGCTGGACAGTCGGTAGACAGTAGGCCATTGGCGGATCGTATCGCGGACGTCATCACGGATGACGGCCTGAAAGTGGGGGAAACATTCCCGAGCACTTCCGCACTAAGCGAAAGGTTTGATTCCTCGCGGCCAACGGTGACTAAGGCCCTGGAGAAACTAGAGGCCGCAGGGCTACTCTCTAAAGGAAGGCAAGGTAAATTGCGGACCGTGCAAGCCTTGCCGAACGGCAGCTAAGGAGAAAGCGTAATGTTAGACATGCAAGACCGGTACGAAGTTAGGCCGGTCGGTAATCAGTTCGCAATCCGCGATATGCAAATGCGGGGTTTCTGTTCCCTGGACGGTAAATCCGTCCTTAGGTGGGAAACGCGTCATGGTGCGGAAGCGTGGCTATATAGGTGCTACTGCTATTGGGGTAGCAACCCTGCCGTAGGGGAAGAACCTCCACCCCAATCGCTATGGTTCACTCGCCGGTACGTAGACAAGACTGTCGGCTCCCCCTGGGGGAACTGGATGACTCCCGTATGGGACAGTCGATTCGGGCAATAAAGAGTCCCCCGGACGTCCATAGCGACCGGGGGACCTAGGTCCCACCCTAGCCCCTCCACGATCCTGTGGAGGGGTTCCTAGGCTCCTCCGGTAAGCAGTGAGAGAACCTCGGCCCCGGGGCCATCCCCGTCGCCCTCAGGAGCGACAGACAGGCGCACGCGGTCTACGGGCGACAGTCCAAGCTTGGCACCCCAACGGTTCATCTGATCTAGAGAATCCCGCTGGACCTGAACGGCAGGATTCTTGGACGACACCCCACGGTGTCCCTCAACGGTAAAGCCGTTACGGTTAACGTCCTCCACGGCCTTAACGTACATTGAGTAAGACTGGCAATAGGCAGCGACCGCGTTACGGTCCGCCATAGTGATTACGCCCATCTTATCGAGAATAGGGTTTAGCCTATTCCATTCGCCTAGGGCGATATCGTCAAGCCATTCGGGAGCGTCGGGATATCCAATAGGAGGCTTAGGCTCATTATTGATTTCCCTTTGACCGGGATTACCGGTCATTTCCTTTAGTGCGGCAGGCTTAGGGAACCGACCGCTATTTGCACCGCCCATTTCCTTTCACCTACCTTCCACTAATTCATTCAAACGACGTTCAGGGGATTAGCATACATATTCATGCATGCATAAACGCATAATATTTATGCGCCTCTAATGTCCGTTTTGGACCCTTAAGGGGTCCTTGTGATGTTTTGGTCTTTTTTCGCAGTGATTCACGGGGGGGAGGAACGGGGGGGGTTCCTGTAAGGACATACAAGTTTTTACCCCCCTTATCCCCCTAATCGGACATGGGGGACAGCGTAAGGATGCATGTATATGCAGTGCATAATCATGCGTGATGCATAACCACCCACCCGAGGGGGTGGCTAAGTCGTGGGGTGAATAGTGGCTAATCCCTATTCCCTCTGCTGCTATTGCAGCGACGGCATAGAATACGGATATTGCCCATAGTGTTATTGCCCCCTTTACTAATGGGGATCTTATGATCCCCTGTTAGTGGGTTACCCTTATCTCCCTTTGTCATACAGAAGGAACAATAGGGCTGCCTCATAATGGCAGCCTTTACATTCCTTAGCCATTGGTTATCATAACCTCTAGCCTTCCTGTCTTTGTTCTTATACACACGCGCCTTTGTGGGCGCGCTTTGTCTGCATGCGCTACATGTGGTAGCGCTAAGGGGGATGAGTCGGTGACACTTCTTGCACATATTGTTGGGCATAACTAAGGGCCCCCTTTCATGGGGGGCCCTGTATAGGGGGCCTATGGGAGGCCCCCATAAGTAAGGCCCTCTTAGGAGGGCCTATAAGTAAGGGCCCCATAAGGGGCCCTATTAAGTAGTTTAGAGAGAGTCCTAAAGACTCTCTCATTATATATAGTACTGTCTTGACCAGAATCCTTAACACCCACCGATGCGTGATCTACGTCACGCCCTAGAGGTGGACACACCGTTGGGGTGTGCAGTACAGTGCGCACCATGACAGATAAGGATTGGTTCCTTGCTGAGGTAGAGGGACAGACAGAGACCCATGCAGCGCGTGAGCGCACCACTCTGTGCAAGGTGGCTGTTTCCTTCCCTGCGGGCCTAGGGAACCCCTCGTGCCCCCGTTGCCGGGTGGCCCTGGGTATCGACTCCCTGGAGGACCGTCTAGAGGCGCAGTACAGGAAGTAAGGCTCGACAGAGGGCCCCGGTTTCGGCCGGGGCCTTTCTCATGCCCTCCGATGGACACACCCTGGGGGTGTGCATGACCCAGGTCACACGAAACAGGCTTGCGCACACACCCCAGGGGTGTGCATAGTTAAGACATCGCCGAGGGGGGCGACGAGAAACCAGCGGGAAGAACTAAGGGGCGGGAATCATGGCCGAACTTGACTTTATGCGGGAAGTGGAAGTGCGTAAGGCTAAGACTATCCTTAAGCCTTACCGGGGAATGCAGGAATACCGTATAGCCCTTAGGGCTATCGTGAGAATCGCCCATGAGGCGGACACTGTAGAGGACATCAGTAAGGCCGTTTTTAGGGCGGCCGTATGGTTTTCTATGGAAGAGTCTAAGCAGGGTTACGATTGGGCTAATTCCCTTAAGGGAAAGAATGCCCGTAAGCTTACGAAGAACGATTACCGGAGGTTCTGATAATGGGTACTGCAATGCTTAACCCGGAAGTTTTCGAAAAGGCCGCTGACCTTATTAAGGAAAAGGGTCACGCTAAGGGAATGTATGTCGACCCTAAGGGGTGTGTATGCACGCTGGGAGCGCTGGGGGTAACCCTGGGAGTCAAGTTTGTCCATAAGTCTTTTGACCCTAATCCGCACCCGGAACACTTTTCCCTTGACCTCAT